TTGATGATGCTGAATACATCATTTACGCTTCGTACAAGAATGTAGAGTTCCTCAAGAGAGTATTCCCTGAAAAAGCAGATAAACTCTTTGGTGGNGATATAAACTATGGNGAGTTGGTCTACGATAACAANGAGAACGCAAGGATTGACAATCAGGTTCTTGTACTTGAGGTATGGACTAGAGATTACGAGACATCTGAGGAGCTTATGGGTGATGTAAAGAAAGTNAAGCCTATTTATCCNAATGGAAGGGTTCTTACGATTTGTCCTGAGCTTGGTATAGTTCTTGATGATAAGGAAAANCCNTATAAAGACGGCAAATTCCCATTCGTANTGATTAAAGACTATGACGTTCCCGGCAAGTTNTGGGGAGAGGGNGAAGTTGCACAGCTTCTTTCNCCTCAAACATACATGAACGAACTGAATAACTCAGTCATAGACAATGCTAAAACTACAGCTAATGTACCTTGGATAATCGACAAAAACTCCGGTATAGGTGTTGGTAAGATCACTGCAAGACCGGGTCTGGTAATAAGAAAGAATCCCGGAACTGAAGTTAGACGTGAACANCCACCTCAAATGCCTGCTTATGTAATCAATGCTGTCGAGACGTTNAAGAACGATATTGAAATGATAAGTGGAGTNCATAATACTCTTAGAGGTGAGAACTCATCAGGCGTTTATACTGCTCAAGGTATCTTGGCACTTCAAGAAGCTGGACAGGTAAGGATAAGGCTTAAAGTAAAACTCCTTGAGAATGCACTTGGTAGGCTTGCAGAACTTTGGGTTAGTAGGATGAGACAGTATTGGAAGGATGATAAATGGCTTACAATCACCAAGCAAGACGGCTCTTATGATTTGAAAAAGTTCACTAAACATGTTCTTGANTATGACTATGATGTACGCATAATTGCAGGAAGTACNATGCCTGTTAATAGAGGTGCGATGTTAGANCTTATGATAAGGNTNGCTCAAACTCAAATGCCTGATGGACAGACTCTTGTTGACAGGGAGAGCGTAGTTGAATATCTGCCAGAGGAAGTGAAAGCTCCATTACTTGAAAGAATGGCTAACAACCAGTCAAGTCTTGCTGAAATTCAAGGTGCAATCGAACAGCTTGGACAAGGTATGCAAGAGATGCAACAGATGCTACAGCAAGTAGCTCAAGAAGGACAAAAAGCTGACGAACAACAATTCGGTCTTATAGAACAACTCACCAGCAGTGTAGAGGGTTTGAAGAAGCAAATTTTGCAACTTGAAGGTGAGTATGATAAAATGGTTGCGGAACAAGAAGAAAACGCTAAAATGGCTAAAATAGAAGCTGATTTCTACAATAAAGGCTACATGGATGCGGAAAAATTGTATGGTGCTCCCCCTTCTAAAACTTCAAATAAATCCACCCCAAATCAAGAAGAAGATATGATGGACACAGAAGGTCTAGGTGATGCTGTTGCAACGCCAGAACTACCAGATGAAATACTTGCAGGAATAGAATCTATGAGTGACGAAGAACTCGCTTTACTTCTTGAAAAACACCCAAATTTGATGGAACTACTCAAATAGATAGAACAACCCTATAAGGGATTCTAAAGGAGGATAACAAATGAATATTGAACAGTACAGAGCGTTGAAAGCTAAGGAATTGGAGAACTCCAACAAACCTGAGGCTGAAGAGGCTATTGTAGAACAAACTCCCGTCGTTGAAGAAACTAAAACAGAAGAACCGGCTAAAGAGGAAGTTGTGCCTGAATTGATAGAGATTGAGATTGAAGGGCAGAAGCTTACTCTTGATGAGTTGAAGAGTGGTTATTTGAGACAATCAGACTACACCAAGAAAACCCAAGAGTTGTCAAGACAGAGGAAGGAAGCTGAAGAGGCTATTAAATTATTTGAATCTCTCAAGCAAAATCCTCAAGCAGTAGAACAAATAAAAACAACCAATAAAGTTCCAGCTTCACTAGATCCTGCTACAGCTAAAATAGTTGAGTTGGAGAACAAAATGTATGACATGATGTTGGAAAAAGAAATTGAGACTTTGCAAAGTAAATATAAGGACTTTGAAGTCAGAGAAGTGCTTGAAATGGCACAAAAAAAGAACATAATGAATCTTGAAGATGCCTACTTGTTGGTTCGTTCACAAAAGTCCGTCTCAACAGATGTAGAGTCGATTAAAGAACAGATACGTAAGGAGTTGCTTGCCGAACTGGAGAAGGAAAAGAAGGAAACTTCTACAATAATCTCCTCTCAGGCAGACCCGAAACCTGTCACATCAGGAGAACCTCAATTATCTCCTGCTGAATTGAAAGTGGCTAAGAACATGGGTATGACTCCGCAAGAGTACGCAAAATGGAGAAACATAGATAGAAAAAAATAACGAGGTGGAATAATGGATAAAATATGGCTAGGTCTACAAACATTTGCAATTCCAGTACAGCCGACTGTTGATAATACTATCAACTATTCGGCTACTGACCTTAGTAACGAAGAGAACTTTGGTAAACTTCTTGAGCCGGGCTTGAGGAAGATATTCTTCGAGACTTATGATGAGATTCCTGAGCAATTCTCAAAAGTTTATAATGTAATGACTTCAAATAGTGCGGCTGAGCATGACTGGGGAATGGGAGCATTTGGTGATTGGACAGAGAGAACCTCTCAGTTCGATGAAGTTGCATACACCACTCTAAGCCCCGGACTTGACAGAACTTACACACATGATGCGTTTACTCAAGGCTTCATGGTAACAAGAGAAATGTATGATGATGACAAGTACAGACAAATCGAGAAGCTTCCAAAAGCTATGGCTAGAAGTGGTAGGGCTAAAGTTGAGAAGGACGCTATCAGTCTTCTTGTTGACGGATTTACTACTGTCATCTATGACGGAGTTCCTCTATTCTCAGACGAGCATCCACTGCTTGAGTTTGACTATGTAGCGGCTCCAACATCTCCATATGGTGTAAACCTTGCTACAGGAGTACTTGATGACACTAACCTTAAAGCGGCTCTTAAGTTGATGAGAGAAACTCTTGATGAAGCTGGAAACCTTATTCAAATGAAGGCTACCAAGCTTATCGTTCCTCCTGCACTTGAAGACACTGCAATAAGACTATTGAAGTCAACTCAAATCGCTGGTGGAGACTTCAACGATACAAACAAATTCCTTAACTCATATGGAATCGAAGTTGTTGTTCTTGATTACCTAAGTGCGGCGGCTGGTGGAAGTGACACAGCTTGGTATCTGCAAGATGGTTCAAGACACGAAATGAACTTCTTCTGGAGAACTAAACCTGAGTTTAAGTGGAAGGAAGAATTTGACAACTTCGTAGCTAAGTATAGAGGCTACATGAGATACAGCTTCGGCGTATCTGATTGGAGAGGTATTGTCGGTTCTACTGGAATTGCTGGCTAATAATTGAATAGGGGTGTAAAAACCCCTTTTTTTTCATTAAAGGAGAATATATGCCTGATATAAACAAAATTGAAAAGCCTGTTAACGTTACTGAGCAGTACCTTTATGGTATTAATATGAGACTTGAAATTCTCATTGATATGATGTCTTCCTTCTTACAAGCCTATGCTGAACAGAACNGCATGGCTGTTGAAATNAAAAAAATACAAGAACCTATTCAAAACGAAGCTCAGCCTAAAACAAAGAAGAGGAGTTCTAAAAAGGCTGGTGCTTAATGAACGTAATCAAAATAGACCTGCCAGAAGAGCTTAGTTCACTTGAACTGCACACTATGGCAGATTTGCATATAGGAGATAATTTTTGTGACATTGGTCTCATAAAGGGTACGATTGAGCATATTATAACTACTCCAAATGCTTACCTCATACTCAATGGTGATTTGTTGAACAATGCAACTAAGACTAGCGTATCAGACAGTTATGCAGAAAAGCTTTCGCCCATGAAACAGATAAGCACTATTATTGAATTGCTTACTCCTATAAGAGATAAGATAATCTGCATTAATTCTGGTAATCATGAGAGAAGGACTTACATCAAAGAAGGAATAGATCTTATGGAAGTAGTTGCTAGGGAGTTAGGATTGTATCATTTGTATTCAAGAGCATCTAGCTTTATCTTTCTTCGATTCGGGAGAGAAGCTAAAGGCAGAAAGAATCATCGTGGTGAAGTGAGAAAAATATGCTATACGATATATGCGAATCATGGAACTGGTGGTGGTAGGAAAGCTGGCAGTAAGATTAACAGACTTGAAGCTATGTCTGACATAGTCGATGCTGATATTTACATCCACTCACATACACATCTTCCGGCTGTAATGAAACAAGATTTTTTAAGACCTAATATCTTCAACAGCATAGTTACACAAGTTACTCAGTTGTTTGTGAACACTTCGGCTACATTGAACTATGGTGGTTATGGAGAAGAATTTGAGTATAAACCAAGTGCAAAAGATACTCCTACAATCTATCTCAATGGTACGAAGAAGGAGATGTTTGCTAAACTATAAGGTGGTGAATTAATGAGAAGATTAGAATTAGTATTGCGTGTCAGGACTCTCACCAGAGACTTTTCTAACTCAATATTCAGAGAGCAAGATATAATAGATTTTATAAATGAAGGCATCAACAGGTTCAAACAAGTACTTCCTATCTTAAAATCCACTCCTAAACTTCTGGTGTCAGACCAACAACCTAAACCAATCCCTGAAGAGTATCAACACTTATTAGCTGTATATTCTGCAAGTAGATGTTTCTCTCAAGATGAGAGGCATTACCAAGCTACTACTTTGATGAATGAGTTTGAAGTCAAACTTGATGAGTTGAAGCAGGCGATTCAGAATGGTGATATTGTTATAGTTGATGACAACGGAGTTCCAATAGAAGATACAAGCTCTGTTATGGACTATGTTGATTTGTCCGCTTATTGGAGAACTTCATCTTCTTATGATGAAGGAGAATTTGATGTGGTTGGTGATGTATAATGGCTTTCGTACAAAAAACGACTCCACCTCCAAATCAGGTATTAAATTTTTCAATTAAAGACTTTTCTGGTGGTATGAACAATCGTTCAGACCAAATCAAGGATAATGAAGCTTCAGTTGTTCAGAATTTGAAATTTGCAGATGATACTATCCTTGAAACAAGGCATGGGCAGAAGTACTACGATGAGACTGTCCTTGACGCTCCTGTAGTTTTTATTGATGAGTATAAACCTTATAATGATGTGAACCAACTTATAAGGGCTACTACTACAAAGATGTATTTTGGAACTACTGAGGTAACAATATCCGGTAAACCATCAGGCGTCAATCATCAAGGCAAATACTACTTTGCAGATGGGGTTAAATTAAGAGTGTATGGTAAGTTTGATGATACTGCCGGAACTTATGTACAACTTATAGGCACTCCGATAACAGGTTATGATGTGTATGAGATTGTTGCTCCTCCTACTGGCTATACTCCATTGGGCACAACTCACACACAAGGTAAGAAGGTAATCAATTACACCGACAAGAAAGTTTGGTACGAACCTTGTGCTAATGAGGTTGCTGATGCTCTTAAGGGAAGTAATGTTCCTGAAGTGACGACTAAGTATATCGTTTCGCATAGTGATAGGTTGTACATGGCAGGAGCAGGTCAAGATGATGACAATGTGTTTATATCAGATGAATTGAACCCATTGTACTTCCCTGTTGCACTTCCAATACAACTTCCTCCCAACTCAGACAAGATAACAGGTATGCACGTCTTTGATGATGCTGTGTTGGTTGGTAGAAAAAATGATATACACGCTATAAGAGGTAAGACAAATCGTACTGATATAGGGCTTGAAGTGTTTCAACGCAAACAACTGAACACCCATACAGGGTTTGCTTCACATGATGCCATAGATATAGCACACAATTATCTCATATTCTTAGGCAATGACGGCAATGTGTATGCAATCCAATCATCCACAACTGACTATAGAGAACTGTCTACACTTCTTTTAAGTCGTACTATTGATTTGAGAAAGCCCCCAATCGACGCTGTACCTACTGATTATCCAAACTCTGCATCGTTTTTCTACAATGATGAGTGGCATTTGAGTGTTGGTAATAAAGTAATGGTGTACAACTACAGGCATATGTCTTGGGTAATGTATACTGGATTTGACGCTAAGTGCTTCTACGGCAAAGACGGACAATGGTTGTGGGGTAGAGGAAATGGGCAAATAGCTACGTTTGACGAGAATAATTATTACGACTATGGAGAGCCATTTCAGTCATTGTGGTACAGCAAGCCTTTTGATATGGGAACTCCTAATAACTTCAAGCAGTTCAGAGAGTTCTTTTTAGTAGCTCACACTTATGCAGAAAACTTTTCGGACATCTATGTTACGTTTGAGATTGACTATGCTGACGTTAGAGACAGAGTTATAGTTTCAAATCAACTTTCTGTATGGGGTGTAAGTAAATTTGGCGATAGGTATATAACTAAAAATATAAACGAGAGTTTACCTTTTGTAATAGGCAGGCGTGGTAGAAATATACGAATCAAAATAACTAATAATTATCCTCTTGATGGCACTGTTGAAGCGTATGAAGATTTGGCTAATTACCTTGGTAAGAAGGATGGAATTTTAGTTAAACTTTCAACTGGGGAATATTATCTTTATATGGACTATGAATGGATTGAGATTCCCTATGAGAATTTGAATCAACGTATGAAGGTCTATCAAATCAATGGTGACTTTGAAATGAGAGGAAAGAGGTAAGGGGTGATTAGATGGCTGTAACTTATTTTGAAATATCATATCCAAATTTTGTCCTTGGTGCAATAATCGACCCTGTTGAAGCTAATCAAAACAACAATGACATTGTGAATAAAATCAATGAGCTTGTTGATGTTATAAATGCAAACGAAACTGAAGTTGATTTGAAAGCCGATAAAACATATGTCGATACTCAAGACGCAGGGCTTGCAGGTGTTGGTAGAACAACTCAGACAATCAAGGGCAACTTTGACAATCTTGTAACTCATAAGACTTCGTCAGATCATGATTCGAGATATTATACTAAAACAGAACTCAATGCAGGACAGCTTGACAGTAGGTACTACACAGAAACAGAGTTGAACAACGGACAACTTGACAACAGATATTATACAGAAACAGAGCTAAACAATGGGCAATTAGATAATAGGTATTATACAGAAACAGAGTTGAACAACGGACAGCTCAATACTCTGTATTATACTAAGACAGATTTGATACCTTATCTTACAGGTGGGGACACTTTAATACATGAAGAAGTATTCACTATAGTTTCTGCTGATAACCTTGATGGCACATTCACTTACACATCTAATGGTATTGACAACATTGTAGGCACTCTTGGTGGAAGTGGTGAGCAGATATTTGAACTTGTTGAAGGAAACTACACTCCGGGGTTCAATCGAGTTGAAGCTATAGTCAACGATACACTTAGACGTAGTGTAGTAAGCGGTGGGCTTATAGAAGTAGACGGCACACACATAGGGCTTACTTCTCCTGAAGGCGTTGGAGCAGAGATAACTATACGTTACTATGAACGAATAGGTGCGGCAGGCGAGTACAGCATAAGGCTTACTGCAACACAACCACCTCAACTTGATGGCAGGACAATTTGGTTTCAAATTACAGGGTAGGTGGATAAATGAAAACTCCTAAAAGAATAAGTATGAGCTTGTTTGATGATGAACTAAAATCTCTAATCAATGCAAGTGCAAAGATATTTCCTATCACCCAATTAATGGTAGACACAAATAGCAATCCTGACAACTACGAGTATGGGCGTATAGAACGAAGTATATACAGGTGGAATGGCACAGCTTGGGAATATATAGTTGCTGATGACATTGATATAGGTTGGGCTGACATAGTAGACAAACCTCCTGTATTTCCTCCTGATGTGCATACTCACACTGACTTACACTCTCACACAAACAAATCAGTAATAGATACAATAACTCAACTCTTGATTGATGGGTGGAACAATGCTGTGTCTCACATCAGCGATGCTGTGAAACACATTACAGGAGAAGAAAGAACTCTGT